CAATCTCAGTCACGGGCCCCCAGGCGTGATGGGCCACCTCGGCAGGGCTGAACTGAATGGCGCGCCAAGTGTTGACCAGCCAGCCGTCAGCATCGTTCAAGGTCTCGACCCTGCGGCCGGTAAACGTGGGCCGAGCCAACAACACAGCAGCCGATCCGGCGAACGGTTCGACATAGCCAGCGGGGTCGCCGAGTGCCTGCCAGATGCGCGGGGCGGCTCGGCGCTTGCCGCCAAAGTATGGGAACGGTGCGACCAGGCTCACGCCACCACCTCCAACCTCAACTGCACCACCCCAGCCCCGCCACCCTTCCGCCGCCGGCAACGGGGTCTAGGTGATGGCGCGATCCTGCAGACGGCCACCAACACCAGCTGCACCGAGTGCGCCGCCAACGACGCCGCCAACCGCTGCAACTTCGATTCGAGCGCCCGCGTTGACAGCCCCTCCTGCTGGGCCAGCTCAGCGCGGGGGATCTCAACACCATCAAGACCCCACGCCAGGCTCAGCAGCCGCCGATCTGAATTTGGAAGTCTGGCAATGAGGTTCCTCAACTGTTCGGCCTGCCGCCAGCGTTCGCGTTGTTCCTCTTCATCCTCAATGCTGCGGTCGTAGGTGGCAACCAGCGAACTGAGCTCTAGCCCGTCATCCGACACGACTTGATCCAGCGACCCGATCGGCCGGCCGTTTTCGATGACCTGCTCAAGCACCGCCACGCTGCAGCCCAGCGCCTCTGCGATCTCGTCAGGTGTTGGCGGGCGGTTCAACTCACCAGTAAGGCGCCGCTCGATTGCCGCCAACCGGCCTAGGTGCTGGCTGTGGCTGCCGGGAATGGCGATGCTGCGCTGGGTGTCGGCAAATTTTCCGACCGCTTGGCGAATCCACCAATAGGCATAGGTCGAAAACCTGTACCCCCTCGCCGGGTCGAATCGTTCGACAGCTTTGATGAGCCCCTCATTAGCCGCCTGGATTAGATCCTCTGTGCCGCCGTGAAGCCTGCTCAGGCGGTTGCAGCGCTTGGTGACATAACTCACCGCTAGCCGCAGATTGGCCCGTACAAACCGATCACGGGCCCGTCTGCCGGCTCGTTTCTCCCGTGGTGTTGCGCCCGGCTGCTGGGATTTTTGAATCAGCGTGCCCAGCTCGATCTCTTCCGCCGCCGTCAGCATCGGGATTCGACCGATCGCACCTAGCCACCAGGACTGGCCAGCCACGGGTAAGAAATGCATCAGATTGCCCCATCATAGCGGTTCAAAAGCGGAACCTATCCGCTAGGCTCGACGGGTTCGCAGTTCCCCAGCTCATGAAACACGAATGGATTACGGATCGGCTGCCGACTGAGGCGGATGCAGATGGTGGTGGTGATGTACGGGTGCCGCGCGACCCGGAAGGTTTAAGGCTGTGGTATCAGCACTACGGCGTGATCGTCCCCGGTCAGCCGTGGTGGTCTGAAAAAGCTGCTGAGCGGGTCGAGGTGGAGCCGGTGCCGGTGCCGGCGCCGACGCGAAATGTGGATTGGATTACGGCAGCAGGAAGCGAGCTGTACGCGCTCTGTGATGACGACACGATTTGGATTCTTGGCCACCCCGGATGGACCCAGCTCCCCGCCATCCCGCAGCCTGAGGCATGAACGCTCCACTTACGGAACCTCACCCCATGCACTGCCAGGAATACATCTCAGCCGCGATCCTTGACGCTGCCCGCGCTGCCGTCCCTGCCGACGTTGAGCGGCTGATGCTGATGCCCGACTGTGGCCCCCGCAACAGGCCCCTCATGCCGCTGCTGGTGGGGCTGGTGGAGGCGTTGAAAGTTACGGCAGGTGCTGTGGCGGATAACGCTATGGATGAAAACTGCCCAATCGAAGTTCTACTGGTCGGTGAACTGAACAGGTCGCTCGGCACGGCTGGATCAGCTCTTGCTCGTGCAGCATCATTGTGACCCATGGCCTACGAAATCACTTATCTCAAAGACAATGCACACCACACACTGGAATGGATCGCACCAAAGAACTGGAGCACAACGGCAATACGCCGGGCGTTCTATGAGCAATTCCCACAGGCTCAGATCATCAGCCTTGAGGCCGTGCTGTGATCAGCCGGTTGTATCGCTGGCTGTCTACAAGGCACAGCGCCGACGTGCTGCAATTGCTGCCCAGGCCGCTGCCCGTCGCCGAACCGTGATCTGCTTGGCGCTCTGCCTCCTGGGATTGGTGGCTGGCGTTGTGGCCCGTGAGCGTGACGTGCAGATGCAGATGGTGGAGGTATCCCGGTGACCACCCTGGCCCAGCAAGCCAACGCTGTCTACGAGCGGCTATGGGCGGCATATGTCGCCGGTCAACTCGATTGGCCGCTGGAAGATCTCGGCATTCTGGCAATAGCGATCTCTGAACTCAACAAACTGGAGCAACAGCAATGATCATCGAGAAACTTAAAGACAACCCCTGGCGATTCGTGGCCGGGGATTCTGTCTACGTCGCCGGCTGGGAGCAGCTGCCAGCCAAGATCACCGCAGCTTTTGGCGCTGGCCCGTTTGACTGGCCCCATTACGTCGTGGTTGATGGGCAAGGCATCGAATGGACAGTGCCCCAGCTGATGATCTCGCGTTCGGTGATTGTGCTGTGAATCGCGAGTGCCCTCAATGCGGCAATTGCTCGTTAATATCGATGCGAACACGCATCCGCAATTTTCGCCGCCATCGGTTGATAGGTTGCAAGTCTTGCGACTTTCGAGAATGGCGCCCCGATGCTGACATTGAACAGCCGCGTCTTCGGCGTTTTGATGCCGCCACAGTTAAGGAAATTCGCGCATCACCCGATGGCCGACGCATCCTGGCCCACCAGTACGGATGCAGCGAAGAACTGATTAGAGCAATTCGAGCCGGGCAGGTTTACCGCGACCTGCTGCCCGATGGATTTCGGGCGCCACCAAAGGCCGGCGATCCAAACTGTGAGCACTGCCTGCACTGGGCAGTTGATGCCTGCGGCATGGGGTTTCCTGATCCCGATGTGGAGGGCCCCAGCTTTGCCCGTGATTGCTCGGTGTTTGTGGTGAGGGGGTAAGGATGCGGAACCACCAGAGACTGCTGCTGACGGTTGCAGAAGCGGCTGATGCGTTGGCTGTCTCAGAAAGCCACATCAAACGCCTCATTCATGAAGCCGACAGCTGCCGTAAATCCCGCTGGCGCTGGGGGCGGGAGCTGGTAGACCTATCCCAGGCTGGCGCTCAGCGGCGAACGGTTCGGGTGAATGTGGCGGCGGTGGTGCCGGGGGTGGGGGTGTGACTCGTTGCATTTGCCACCGCTGCATCCGTGATCACCAGATCACAGGCCCATGTGGTGTGCTTGCGCTCAACCTGACGATGATGATTTGCTGTCCCAGCTGCGGGAACAAGCGATGCCCGCACGCGTCTGACCACCGTTTGCCATGCACAGGAAGCAACGCCGCAGGACAGGCGGGCAGCGTCTATCAGTCACCCACCCCCCAGTAACGCCATCTCCGCTGCCTCTGCCACCGCGTGCGGTTGAATGTGCGCCCGGTACGTTCGAGCGTGCTGGGCGGGGGTGTGACCCATCAACCTGGCGGCGCTGTAAATATCCAGCCTGCTGCCGCCGTGCTTCCACAGCCGGCCGGCGTAGGCGTGCCGCAGTGCATACGGTCGCCAGCTCAGGCCTAGGCCGCGTGTCGTCTTTGACAGCCACTTCGCTACATCAGTAGGCCGCTGGCGCAATCGCTGGGTGCGCAGCTCATACCGCTCCACCCATTCACGCGGCAGAGGAACCACCGTGCGGAATCCTGTCTTAGTGGCATCAGCTACCTGGCAGTAGTCCCGATCAATCAGCGCGGCCCCTTCGATCTCATGCGGCCTGAGCCCATAGGTGGCAGCCATCGCCAGGTACCAGCGGGCCGGCTCTGGTGCTGCATCGAGCCACGCCAAGATCTGCCCATCAGTTGGCACCGGCACCAGCTCAGCCTGGCCATATGTCGGCTGCGGCAGCTCGGGGAATGCCACGCCGATCAGCTTGGATAGATGCTGCAACAGATACCACAGCTCCTTGTAGCTGCAGCTGCTGCGGTCGTAGCGCTGCATCGCCACCGCCATCGATTCAGTTGTTACCTCTGAGCCTGGCGGGATCTGCCGCAGCCGGCCCATGTAATTGATCTCCCAGGTCCGCTCACTGGTGCGGCCCAGGATCACCCTCGCGCGATGCAGCCGGGTGATTGCCTCCCGCCAGGTGATGCCCTGCTGTTGATCGAGCCAGTAATCCCACGCGAACGTGCCCGCCTCAAGCTGCCGGTGCAGGGTGGCCAGCTGCTTGGCGGCAGTGCGGCGATTAACCGGCGTGTCGTCAAGCTTCAACGCGATCCTGGTCTGCTGCATCCCTGGCGATCCGTCACGCCGTGGCAGCGAGGCCAGCAGGTACAGCCGCCCCCGCTGAGCTGAAATCGATGCCATGGCGAATACGACGCGCAGAAAACGGAGCTGATGCAGCGATGCACGGCCCGTGCATAGTTTGCCGTTTTATGGGTCTTTGGTGGCCCTTGCTGACCCTTGCGCATGGTGCCGTGCATCGCTGAGATCGACTGCGGCACCGGCAAAGCCCGCTCTACGACTGGCTAAGACCGCAAGGTATAAATGCTCGTTAATTTCGCGAATGTCGTATTACCAGCCCAGTGGTAGCAAGGGGTCTCGGGGGTGATGCGTATTTGGTGCGTATCCGTCAGGCCAACAACCTTCGCACCGTGGACCGCGAGCAGCCCAGGCGATCAGCAATAGCCTGTTGGGTCCAGCCATTGCGGCGCCACCTACGGGCGCGTTGCTGGCGGTCTTCGCTGGCCCATAGCAGGATCAGCACAGGTAACAGAATCAACGCTGCCAACCAGGCAGCGAGGCAGGGGATAGACATTGTAAAAAAAGCTGGGGATACATCAGTGGCGCGCTCGGCCTGCTGATGTATCCCTAGCTTAGCGCATGGCGTTACGGAGTGGGGGTTGGAATTGGCAGCGCCCAGTGGGGGAGCCAGTAGGTATAACCAGCGCAGCCGCCGCGAATGCGCAACAAGGTCCAGTTGCTGCCATAACCACATTCTTCGTCTGACTCAAACTACCAGCAGAGCTGATCCCCCGGTAGCCGCTCGCTCACCGGCACCGGCTGGATGGCGGCGTGGGCCTCTAGCTCCTCGACGTAGCGACGCACCTCCGTTCCTTCAGGGTCGCCAAGGAAGTCCATGGCGAAATCGAAGCACTCGGGGCGGGTCAACACAGGCTCGGGCTGGGCTAGGGCGGCGCGGGCGCGGGCCACCAGTTCAGATTCGTGGCCCTCATACAAGCATGTGTGTTCTTGCAACTTTTCCGTTAGCTCAGCGCACAGGGCGCGGAAGGTGGGGTTAGTCATTGAGGGCATCCAGGGTGTCTAGGTCTACGGTTGGCACATCATTCCATTCAACGCCGCATTCATTGCCTTCAGTCCACATGCTGCCGGCCTGCAGGATCAGCTCACCATTGCGGCGGGCTAATCGCCAGGCGGTAGGGGGACGGTTAACTCGTGCGGCCGTGATTTGAGCATGCGCTATGCCACCAAGCCAGCCTGGAAAATTGGCCAACGCCTCATCCGTAGGCGCCACCGGCTCGGGCTGGGCCAGGGCGGCTCGGGCGCGATTGGCGCAGTCTTCTAGGTCTTCAAGGTGAACGGTCAGGATCAGCCTCTGTCCTGGGTTGGCCGGCGATTCTCCTTGTCCCAGCAGGGTGTCTGCGGCTTGCAGTAGTCGATGTAGTTCGGCGCGGAAGTCGGGGGCGGCTGGCGATAGCGGGGTCATCGCTTGGCCTCCTGTTCTAGCCACAGCGCGACGCGCTCCCAGGTCAGATTTTTGTCCGGGTGCATCTGCAGGGCGGCAGCCGCCACCTCAAGGATCGCGGCGCGGGCTTCGCTGCGCCACCCTTCGTAAGTGTTTGGGGCGTCGTAAATTGCCGTAGCCACCCGCTCCACCAGCGAGCCGGCGGGGGCTGGAAAGGAAACCTTGACACTTGGCACCACGATCGGCGCCACCTCGTCGGCGTCCAGTGCCATCAGTCGGTCGAGCTTGTCTTGGTGGGGCGGCCGCTGCTGCGCTGCCTCCAGCAACTTAACGCGGGCGCGGAGCTCAAGGATGCAGGCGGACAAGCAGGCGCCGCTGGTTTTTTCAGTCACAGTCCACTGCTCTGGTGTTGCCTTGTGCTGTTTGGTCATAGCTGGTTTCGATGGTGATGTACTCAGCCGCTCCATTGCGGCAATAGTGTCGTCCGTGAGCTGCACGCCAGGTTCAAGGCCGGTCACGCCTGCACCTCCGCCAGCTCATGCAGCAGCCGTTTGATCATGCAGGTGAACCCCTCGCCCTCGCGTAGCAGCGGCCTAAGTCGCTCTACGTCGGACGCTGGCAGCACGATTGTTAATTTTCGAATTTCGTGGGAGGGGGGTTTCATGGCTGTGGTTTGGGGATAATGCCGGGCTTCGGCGTGGTGGGGCCTCCGTTGCCGTTGCCGCGATGAATGGGGCCTTCGTTAAAGATCAGCGGGAGCCGTCCGATCACACCGCCCCTAGTCCGCATTACGTCGCCCCTAGCCCGCCAACCAGCCCAATACGACA